TACGCACAACAAAAACAACGCGCTAAAACCCTTACACCACAAGGATTTGCGGAACCCGTTTTTTTACAAACGCAAGCGAAGCCCCCGCAAGCTCTAATTCCTATATTTTTTGAAAACCAGCCGCAACCAGCTCTAACCGGCCGCTACCAACCGAGACTAGAAACAACTACGCACGTTGGCAGCCAATCACGCGCTATCGAAATTGGGGAGTTTGCAGAGAGGGTGCTTGGGCTACCGCTTATGCCGTGGCAGCTGCATTGCTTGGAGGGTTTAACCGCTTTTGACGACGTGGGTAAGTGGTTACACCGTGTTGGCCTAATAAGTGTGGCCCGGCAGAACGGCAAGTCACTTTTGTCTAGCGCCGTCATTGGGCATTGGCTCACTAAAGAGGCCGAGCACCGAGGCCAGCCGCAAACGGTAATTAGCGTTAGTCACAAGCTCGATTTAACGGCCGCGCAATTTAGTTACTTGGCGCCAATCATGGAAGTCAAATTTGGTGCCGAGGTTTCGTGGTCATACGGCCGCCAAAAGTTGACAATGCCGAATGGCAGCGTGTGGCATATTCGAGCAGCTACCCCGGCAGCGGGTCACGGTTACAGCGCCGACCTAATTACCGCCGATGAGGTATGGCAGATATCCGAGGCCGCTATAGACGACGGTTTATTACCGTCTCAACGTGCACGTAAAAACCCGTTGTGTTTACTTGTGAGCACGGCGGGTACGCAAGAGTCCACCGCGCTATTGCGCTGGCGTGACCAAGGCTTGAGGGCAATAGACAGCGGCAAACAAACCACGTTGTACTTTGCCGAATTTAGCCCAAGCCCACAACTAGACCCAATGACGCCCGAGGCATGGGAGTACGCCAACCCCGCACTTGCTGGCGGCCTGATTGACTTAGACGTAATTGAGGGCGAAGCGTTAGGCCCTAACCGTTCGGCGTTTTTACGCGCGTCGGTAAACCTTTGGCAGGCCGTAACAGCTGGCTGGCTGGAAACGGGCGTGTTTGAAGCTTGCAAAACCGATACCCCGCCACCCCCCGGCGGAGTGTTGGCTATCGAAAGCTCAACGGACGAAGCCCGCTATACCGCCGTAAGGGCGGTACAAGCTGGCAACAAAACACACGTAACCGTAGCGTTTACCGCTAACAGCGTTGCCGAAATGTGGCGGCTAGTTGACATAGAAATAGAAAACAACCCGGGGCTACGCCTAGCAATAATCCCCGCGTTAGAGGTAAGTTGCCCGCCAGCGCTCGAGCGTCGCCGCACCATAGTTGGCTACCGTGAGCTACTGAAATGGACAGCCGCCGTGCGCTCAATGATTATTGAAAACCGTTTACAACACAACGGCGAGCTACTACTAACACAACACGTCGAGCGGGCCGTACTTATTAAACACAACGGAAGCGTTGCTATATCCTCGACACGTAGCCCGGGCCCAATCGAGGCAGCGCGTTGTATGGTGTGGGCTGCCGCCATGGCAAGCCGCCCGCAACTTGTCGGTAAACCAATGATTATGGGCGCTAACCGCTAAAGTTTGTTCGGCGCTCGCTGGCCTTGCTTTCCGTCGGGGATTGCTCGCCGCCAGCGAGTGCCACCAATCCGCGCCTAAATATGGCACACTAAACGCATGGCTATTTTTACGCGCAAACCTGAACCAGCAACCGTTGTTAAAGCCGCTGCCGGTAGCAACGCTGGCGCGTCACAAATTGGCAACTTTTTTGCGTACACCGACGGCGTAAACCGTAGCCGTTTTATGCAAGTCCCAACTATTAGCCGCTCACGCGATTTAATGGCAAGCCTTGTTGGCTGTCTGCCGCTTGTCATGTACAAAGAAATGTGGAACGGCGACGAAATGGAAAAAGTGCCTGAGGCGCCGCGCTCATGGTTACGACGCATTGACAAAGGCGTAACAAATAACTTTATTTTAAGTTGGACGTTTGACGACTTGTTTTTTTATGGCCGCGCATTTTGGTATATAACCGAGCGAACCGCCGACGGATACCCGGCAGCGTTTACACGTCTACCCGCCGCAATGATTACAACACAAGACCAAGCGCAAGGTACTGGCGTATGGTTCGGCCCGTCTAAACAAATTTTGTTTCAGGGCTTACCAATTCGATACGAGGATTGCGTACAGTTTTTGAGCCCAATTCAAGGGTTAATTTATACCGGGGCAACGTCAGTAGACACCGCGCTCAAGCTAGAGCAGGCCCGCAACCGCAACTCGAGCAGCTTGCAGCCCGCGGTTACTTTGCGTCAAACAGGCGGCGAGCCCATGAGCCCGCAAGAGTTAAGCGACTTGGCGGCGGCCTACGATTCCGCGCGTTACGCGTCGGCCACGTGTGCGGTAAACGAATTTGTAGAGGTAATACCCAACAACGCAACACCCGACAAAATGTTGCTTATTGACGCCGCCGAATACCAAGCAAAAGAAATTGCGCGCATTGCAAACGTCCCCGCCTACCTCGTTTCGGTATCTATTGGTAATTATTCATACGTCAGTAGCTCGGAAGCGTCACGCGACCTTTACACGTTCGGCGTAAAACCGTACATAGATTGCATACAAGAAACACTAAGCGCGGATAACGTGCTACCCCGTGGCACGGGTGTTATGTTTGACATTGAAAGCTATTTAGAAAACCAATACCAAGACAGCGCCGAAAACATGCCGGACATGGCAAACGAGGTAAACAATGCTTAGGTTAATCCCACAAGAATTAAATTTAGACGCCGCTAAAGGTGACGCGCTGCCACGTAGAACCTTGGCCGGTGTCGCCCTACAATACGGCGTAGAGGCCGTCGTATCGGACGGGCAAAAAGTACGTTTCGAGCCGGGCGCACTACCGCTTGAGGGCAAGAAACCCAAAATGTATCTAAACCATGACAGCACTAGCCCAATCGGCTTGGTCACGGCTCGAGAGTTGGTAGGAGATACCGTCATGTTTGAAGCCAAGATAAGCGAAACAACGCTAGGCAACGAGGCGCTAGAGCTTGCAAAAGACGGCGTTTTGGACAGCGTAAGCGTAGGTATTTTGCCCGTTGAATTTAGTTTTGACGAGGCTGGCACCATGGTTGTAACTAAGGCCGATTGGCAAGAGCTTAGTTTGCTGCCCTATGGCGCATTTGAGGCTGCCAAGGTGCAGCGCGTCGCGGCGAGTATCCACCAAGAGCCCGCCGAAATAGAGTTAAATAATACACAAGACGAAAACGAGGAGTTAACCGAAATGGAAAAGACCGTAGAAACACCAGCCGTTATTGAGGCCGCAACCGTGCAAACCATTTTTGCACAGCCTCGCAAATTGCGTTTGCCAAGCACGTCGGAATATATCGCTAGCTACGTACGTGGCGGCGCCGACTTTGCACAGCTCAACGCAAACATTAAGCAAGCAGTTGTCGAAGCTGCACCTGGCGTTGCACCATTTATTAACACCGAAAGCACCCCCGGCATTTTGCCCGAAATCATCACCGGCAGCGTGTACGATTCGCTTAACCCAATTAGGCCTTTTGTTAGCGCAATCGGGACTAGGGCAATGCCAACAGCTGGCGCAACTTTCCGCCGTCCAAAAATTACAACTCGACCAGTTGTTACACAACAGGCAGCACAGTTTGACTCGTTGAACGCGTCAACAGTTGTAGTTTCAAACAACGACGTTTCAAAACTAAGTTTTGGAACATACGTGACCGTTTCCGAACAAGATTTGGATTGGTCAGACCCATCAAGCATTGACATTATTTTGAACCAGCTCGCAATAGCTTACGGCCAAGCAACCGACAACTACGCCGTAGACACTTGCCATGCAGCAATCTCACAAACTTCATCGGTAGCAGATACCGCTAAAGGTGCAGATTGGGTAGCAGCAATTTACGAGGGCGCCCGTCAAATTTCGGCAAACTCTAACTACTTGCCAACGCACATGTTTGTAACGCCTGCAAGTTGGGCCGCATTGGCCAGCTCGGTAGACGATTCCAACCGTCCAGTATTTCCGTACACGGGTGCACCAAACCTTATGGGCCAAAACGCTGCCGGCAACTCGGCGGCTACTTCATGGAACGGCAACCCGCTTGGCTTGGTACTTGTTGTTGACAAGAACGCACCGGGCTCTTTCATGGGACACGCTGCCGGCCCTGCCGCTGGTTTCGAATTCTACGAACAGCAAAAGGGTGCAATTAGCGTTGAGGTACCAGCAACTTTGGGCCGCACGATTGCTTTCCGTGGTTACGCTGCCGCTTTCATGGCAGACGCCACCAAGTTCGTTAAGTTCGTCTGATAACCGAAAGGTAGGCCATTATGGCCGCTTACTCGGTCACACAAAAGTACTTAACCGACAATTACGCGGTTTTAGTATTACAAACAAACGCCGACCCGCTCGAGGTTGGGCAATCGGTAGTTATTACTGGCGTTGACGCGACGTTTAACGGCACGTATCTAGTAGCGGATTTGCCGCAATACTATTTTACAGGCGTAGACGAGCAAGGCTTTTTTACTTACGACTACCAACTACCAATACAAAACCAAGTGCTTTACGCGCGCACGGCCGACAACGTGCAAATTGTGGCGGCTACTGGCACCCTGACAACTACGCCCACGTGTACGTGGGTAACACTTGACAGCCAAGTAGAGGATTGGTTAGGCATAGGCACCGCTACAACGGCCGACGCCACGTTTTTAACACAATGCCGCACAAGTGCAAACGCTGTTTGTTACAAGCGTCGCCAGCAAGCCGGGTACGTTGACAGCTTGACGACCTCACCGAGCGCCGCGGTAACCCTTGGCACGGTGGCTTATGCAGGCTTTTTGTATAGGCAACGTGGTAGCGCTGGCATGGATTACGCGTCGTTTGATGGTATGACTACTGGCGGCTCTACAGGCTTTAGCCCAATGGTAAAACAGTTGTTGGGTATTGACCGCCCCGCGGTGGCCTAATGCCCGTACCCGCATACACCGACCTTTTTAACGTTGCGTTAGACAACCTAACGGCAACGCTTAACGAGATAACGGGCCTTACTGTAACCAATGACCCGCGCTCGATTAACCCGCCGTGCGCTTTCATAGACGCCCCAAGCTTTGTGGCGTTTAACTTTAACATTGTCGAAATTACGTTTCCAGTACGGCTTATTACCCTTGGCCCGGGCAACCTTGACGCGCAACGCTCGCTAATGAACATGGCAGCTTTACTACTTGCTAAAAACGTGGCTGTTACTGGCGGCCGCCCAACAGTAGCGGTGTACGGCGGGGCCGAGTACGCCGCCTATGATTTAACCATTGACTTGAAAGCGAGTACTACAGCATGAGCAAATACACCGTTGTTAGCCCTCGAGTGGGTACACCGGGCGCCGAATTTGACGCCGACCTAGCCGTAATGCGCGGCGCTAATCTCGAGGCGTTGCTTGCTGGCGGCTTTATTAAAGTATCCGCACCTAAGCCCGTAAAAAATGCTAAAAAAGACATAGACACAAACGAGGAGTAACCCCATGGCCACAACAACTTACCTAAGCAACCCGGACGTAATTATCGCAACGGTTAACTTGCGCGACCAGTGCACCGCCGCAACACTTACGCGCACCGTTGAAGCATTGGAAAGCACCGCGTTTGGTGACTTGGCCCGCTACAACTCGGCTGGCCTTGAAAACAACGAGTTAACACTTACTCTTTACATGAGCTACGCCTCAAGCGAAACATACGCAACGCTGGCCGGCCTAGTCGGTACCCAAGTAACCGTTATTGTTTCGCCAGCTGCACCAGCAACGCCCGGCACATACTCGACGACTAACCCGGGCTTTACTTTGACCGGCACCTACCTAGAGTCTTTGCCAGTCATTAACGCCACCATGGGCGAATTGTCAACCATTGACATTACGTTTACTGGCGGCTTGTACTCGGTAGACGTTTCCTAATAACGGCCTCAACACGGCCCGACACGAAAGAGGCTAGTTATGCAGCTAACCCTAAAAGTTGAGCTACCCGACAACACGTACACGGTTACAACCAACCTTTACGTTGTTGTTGCATGGGAGAGGAAATTTAAACGCAAGGCGTCCGACATGGCCAATGGCATTGGCATAGAGGATTTAGCCTATTTGGCGTTTGAGGCGTCTAAGTTAAACAAAATTGTTGTACCGGCAGAGTTTGACAACTTCATTAAACAACTTGTCAACATTGAGGTTGTCGAGCAAGAGCAACCAAGTTTTACCGAAGCGGCACCTACAGACGCCAGCTAGCCGAGGTGCTAGTAGCTGTCGGTTGGTGGCCGCCTAATATCCCGTTTGAGCTACAAGACTTGCAGACGGTGGCTAAAGTGTTGACAGAGGCACACAAAAAAAGGTAGCGACGCTATGGGCATAACCGGACAAGTAGACGTATACGGGGTGCAAGCGGCGTTGAGGGAGTTAAACGACATTGACCGCAAAATTAGGCGGCAAGTGACTAAAGACATTAAAACCGTTGGCGACCAAATTGTGCAAGACGCGCGAAGCATGGTGCAAAGCCAATCGCGTAAACAAGGTGCCCCGTTGTCGGGTATGCGTCGCGGCTCGCTTATTCGTGACCGTGCAGCGGCTTGGGATTTATCCGAGGTGCAAAAGGGCTTAGGTATTAAAGTTGGTGCTCGAGCTACTCGCGAAAAATACGTGGATTTTAACCAAGGCGGTTACACCCGGCAGGTTGTGTACGGTGCGAAGCCGTACCAGCTAATGGTGGTGCAGCAAAAGAGCTTTGCGGGCGCTATTTATGACCACGTGGGTATTGGCATTAGCGGTATACGCAATTCTAATTTTATTGGAAGCCTGAACTCTAAAGCCTCTATTGGTACTGCACCGCGTGTTACTAACAGAGCTGTAGAAAACAACCGCGAAGAGGTAACCGCCGAGCTACTAAGCATTGTGGGTAAAGTTATGCAACAGACAAACCGTAATTTGGTGGTGACCCGTGGCAATTAACATACCGATTTTAACAAGTTTTAGTGGCAAGGGTGTAGCCGACGCTCAACGCGAATTTAAAAGCCTTACGACAACAACGCAAAAAGCGGGCTTTATTTTGCAGCGCGCATTGCTGCCAGCTGCCGCCGCTATTGGCACCATTACGCAAGTTATTGCCCCGGCTATTCGAGCAGCCTCAGACTTTGAAGAAGCAACCAGCAAAGTAAACGTAATTTTTGGGCGGGCGTCCAAGAGCGTTAAAGATTTTGCCAATACTGCCGCTCGAGAGCTTGGCCAGTCTAAGCAATCGGTGCTTGACGCTGCCGGTGCTTTCGGCACGTTCGGTAAAGCTGCCGGGTTGGCTGGCGAAGATTTAAGCACGTTTACAACAGACTTTGTAACGCTGTCTACTGACCTAGCCTCGTTTAACAACACAACCCCCGAGGAAGCCGTACAGGCCATTGGCGCGGCCCTACGTGGCGAGGCAGAGCCGCTACGTCGTTTTGGTGTATTGCTTAACGACGCCACCCTAAAAGCCGAGGCAATGGAACTAGGCATATACAAGGGCAGCGGTGCGCTAACAGCACAACAAAAGATTTTGGCGGCCCAATCCGCTATCTACAAACAGACAGGCGACGCCCAAGGCGACTTTGCTAGAACAGCCGACGGCCTCGCTAACAAGCAACGCACCCTAAGCGCGCTGTTTAAAAACTTTCAAATACAACTAGGCCAACAACTATTGCCAGCGGCAACTGATTTTGCTAACGGCCTAGTAAAAATTAACGACGCATTTAGCAATATGCCCACCCCGGCAACCAACGCAACCATAAAGGTTGGCAAATTTGGCAAGTTAATTGGCGAGCTCATTAACCCTATTTCGTTGTTTGTTAACGGCTTGCAGGCTATTGGCTCGGGCTATTTTGACGCCGAGCAAGAAACAGGCGCATACAACAAGGCGCTTGGTTTGTCGGCTCAACAGCAAATGCGCGTAGCGGACGCTGCTGGTGTATTTAATTCTAAATTTAAAGAAACAAAAGACAACGTGGGCGGCGCTAAAAAAGAGGTGGAGAGTTTTGCCGAGGCGCTTAAAGAAAAACTTAGCGAGGCAGTAGATACAGCTAAGGATAAGTTAACCGAGGCGCAAGGCGAATTTAACGATTTTGCCACCAAGGTAAGCGACGCCGTAAAGGGTGCCCTTGACTTTAATGCCGCGCTTGAGGCTGGCGACTACGGCTTTAAAGGCTTTTTAGACGCCCTACGCGGGCAAGTACGCGGCATTGTCGAGTATTCCACCAACCTTGGCAAAGCCCTTGAGATGGGTTTAAGCCAAGACGCATTGGGCTACGTTATGGACGCTGGCAACGTTGCTGGCGCCGAAATAGCCTTAGAGCTTGTAAAGGGCGGGCAAACCGCTATAGACGAAACCAACGCGCTTGTAGAGGCCGCACAACGGGCAGCCGAAAAGGTAGGCATACAAGCCGCCAACAATTGGTATAAGACAGGCGTAGACCAAGCGCAATTTATTGTTAACGGACTTGAGGCCGAGCTAACCAAATTAACGCCAAAACTTATGGCCAAAATGGACGAGATAGCCGCAAAAATGAAACGCACGGTCAATATCGACGTAACCGTAACCGAGCGAGTTAACCGTATTGTTTCCACTATTAGCAGCTCGATACCTAAACTGGCGGACGGCGGCATAGTAACCGGGCCAACGCTTGCCATGATTGGCGAGGCAGGCCCCGAGGCCGTAATACCATTATCACAAATGGGCAACATGGGCGGTAGCGGCGTAACAATTAACGTGGCTGGCGGGTTGTCTACTAGCGCCGAAATAGGGCAAAGCGTTGTTAACGCCTTGCGGGCGTATTCGCGCACCGCTGGCCCGCTGCAATTAAACGTGGCTTAACATGGCTGTTGCTGTAATCCAATCGGGCAACTATGACTTACAGATAGCGACAGGTTTCCAGCTCAACGCGTTTACACTCGATGACGCTACGCGCGGAGTGCTTAACAATACCGAGTACGTGTTAGACGGTGTAGGCGAATTTGCAAGCGTTTTAGACGGCGCGCTAAACGTTAACGTACGCCGCGGCCGTCGCGACCAAGGCGACACGTTCGGCGCTGGCACCATGACCTTTACGCTCGACGACACACTAGCGGGCGGCGTATTTAACCCGTTTAACACGGATAGCCCGTTTTATGACACGGCGCAAGCTTTACCCGGATTAGCCCCAATGCGCGAGGTACGGCTACTACGTTACGACACGCTTAACGCCCCGCAATACATTTTTAACGGCTACATAGTTAACTACGACTACAACTTTGCGCTTGGCGGCAACGACACGGTAGAGGTTTATTGCGCCGACCAATTTTATTTGCTAAGTCAAACCGTATTAAACGAGCTCAACGTAACCGCCGAAACCTCGGGCGAACGCATAGAAACCGTCCTAGATTTACCCGAAGTAGCGTTTCCAATAGCGGCCCGAAACATTGCTACAGGCACCGTAAACCTCGGCCATGACGCCGCCTACACCGTGCCAGCCGGTACCAACGTCCTTAACTACCTAACCCAAATAAACGACACCGCCGAATTTGGGCGGCTCTTTATGTCTCGAGCAGGAGTGCTTACCTTTCAAAATAGAATAGGCAACACGTTGGCGGGCAGCTCGGCGGATTTCCACGACGACGGCGCACCCGGCACTCTTAAATTTACGGGCGTAGGCATATCGTTTGAAGCCGACCAAGTGATAAACCGCGCCGTAGTTACAGGCTTAGACGACAAAACCGCTACCGCTACCGACGCTGGCAGCATTGCCACGTACTTTATACAAACAACGAACATTGGCAACAGCCTTTTACATGAGCAAACAGCCATAGACGACGCCGCCGACTACCTCTTAAATGGCCAACCCGAGGCGCGATACACGTCCGTTGAAACGTCGTTTACCTTGCTAACCAACAGCCAACGAGACACGGTAGCCACGCTCGAGATTGGCGACACAATAACCATAGAAAAGACTTTTACCACGGGCCTAACAACCAGCGAGCTAGCCCAAGAGCTAGCCATAGAGGGCATAGAGCACCGCCTAAATTTTGCCACCGGGCATAGCGTCCTAATCAGTACCAGCCCTACCACGATTGTGTACGAATTTATTTTGAACGACGCAATTTACGGAATTTTAGGAATAACCGACCCGCAACCCGTTTTAGGATAAAGTAGGAATATGGCTGCTAATTGGACTGATTTTGTTTCGGGCAACGTACTTACCGCCGCGCAACTTAACGGCGTTGTAGACAACTTTGCC